GGCTGGAACGTGGACGGCTTCATCGCCGACGAGCAGTTCCCGATGGCGCTCTATCGCGAAGGGATGCAGCGCACCCGTGGCCGCGGCTTTTTCTGGAGCGTGCAGACTCCGCTCTTTGACGAACAGGCCCAGCTCTACATTGACGAGATGGAAGCCCAGAAGCCTCACCAGCACGTGATGATGAGCTTCCACAAGGAAAGCGCCTGCAAGGAGCACGGCATCCGGGGCTTCCGCACGCACGCGGCGGTGATGGAAGATATCCGCAAGTGCGACCCGGATGAATTCGCTGCCCGCGTAGAAGGCAAACCGATGCACCGGTCAGGCAAGCTCTTCAAGCAGTTCCGCTACACCGTGAACGTGCTGCCGGACAGCGAAGTAATCGAGCTGGTGCGCAAGTGGGGAGCCACCTTCTACGCCGGCTGTGACCCGCACGAATCCCGACCCGACATGATCGCGTGGTGCGCGGTGCTGGGCGACCCGCAGCAACGGATTATCTGGGTGGACGAATGGCCGGAGTGGGATCCGGGGCTTGATGCCGAGCCAGTGCTGGTGGAAAACCGCTACCTGGAATTCTACCTGAAGCCGCGCATGATCCCCTTCCACAAGATTTCGGGGATCGCCATTGACCCCTACCAGTTCTGCGAAGTGGTCAAGGCCAAGGAAGTGGAGATCATCGCCCGGTTTGCCGGGAAGGTGACAGACGGAGTGGGCCAGTTCAAGGCCGTGGGCGTGAAGGTGCACCGGCGCTTCATTGACCCGCGTGCCGGATCACGAAAGCCCAAAGGATCGCGGGATACCGTAAAGGATATGTTCGCCCGGGCGGGGATCTATTTCGAGAAGGGCAAGGCCGAAGTGGACCTGAAAGAGGCGCACGATGAGATGCGCCTGATGCTGGCCGGGAAGATGGACGAGGATGGTGGGTACATCGAAGCGCCGCGCATGTACTACAGCACCCGGTGCGTGAACCTGATCCACCACACGGCGAACCTGGCGTTCAAGGCGGAGGTAAAGAAGGGCGGCTGGACGGGGCAGGCGGGGGACAAGCTTTCTGAGACATACAAAGACGGCGTGGACTTGCAGCGGTACGTGATCCGACGCAAGCCAACCTACGTGCCTACGAAAGAAGTTCGGGAAGAGCGAGAGGAATTAAAGCGGCAGCAATTGCGCGGGCCGAAGCGTAGAGATGGAATTTTGAGCGGGCTGTAAGTTCAATTAAATGGCAGAATACACCCATAGATCTCAACAGATTCTGGGTCCGAGCTACCAGACATTTGCATTACCAAGCATAATTTACCCCCGTTGAAACATCCAACAACGAAGAAATGAAGATTAGTAGTATAGTCTGAAAATTTTCCTATACGGTCTTTTGCCGTTTTAACTGCATCCGTCATTTGTCTACTTATTCTATTCATATCATTATCTGAATAATTGTTGTCGTACTTGAAAACACTAAAAAGACAGGAGCATTCAAAATTATTTAGTGGATCTAATAATTTAAGCAAATTATAACACACCCTTTCAGTGGGCCATCCACTTCCTGAAAAACAAAATTCGATAGCTGCCTTTGGTTGCAAATCGTCAGTACCTACTGCGATATCGATAAACCCCGGTGACCCATTATCAGCAAGATAATATTTATTATCATTTTTGCGATATTTACTTGATGTTGGCAGCTCTGGTAGAAGTATTGGTCCTAACAATCCTTCGCGAGTTAGGTCGAGACAACATATTCCTCCAGCTATCAACTTCTGTACGAAATCATGATGTAGGTACCTTTCATTGCGGACTGCGCTGATATTAATTTCATCAGCCATTTGGTAAAGAATTTGAATGATTTTGTTTTCCATCGCCTCTTTCCCAAGTTTTACCAAGCTATGTCAGATAATCTACGCTGGAAAAGGCGCTTTTCCCAGCAATAAAATCAGTAAGAGAGCATGGCAAAACCGATCAAATGGGCAGATGTCTTCATCCTGGACCAAGGCAGCCCCAAGAGGGCGGCCTGGATCAAGGAAGCTCGCAAGGCCCGCGCCTTCATGGACCTGAACTTCGAGCCGCTGCGGGAGTACGGCCTGGAAGAAGACGAAGAGACCCTGCCCATCGTCAAGCGGTCATCCATCCCTCGCGTGGTGCGGTCGCTGTACGGCCGGTTGTACGCCAACCCCATGAAGCCGTCCGTAGGCGCGTACGAGGGGCGCAAGGCGGAAGAGGCCGTGACCATGATCTCGGATGCGGTGTTCCGCTACGAGATGGCGCAGAAGCGCGGCCCCAAGCGGCGCAAGCTGATCGCCGAGATCAAGCGGGCTACGATGGATGCGCTGGTGACCGGCTTCGGTGTGACCGATCACCGCGTGGATGAGACCTTGCGCCGACCCACCTTTCCCAAGGGCATTCCCTATCACGAGCGGCTGGACCCCTTCGACGTGATCTTTGACAGGCGAGCAGGGCGCAACGAAGACAAGCGCCACCTGCACATCGTGCGCTGCTATACCAAAGACGAATTCGAAGAAATCTTCAAGACCCAGGCGTCCAATGCTGTCTTTACTCAGGTGGTGAACGAGAGCATTGACCCGGAGATGGTGGACCCGAACCTGGTGTGGGTGGTCGAGACCCAGTACCGTAAGACCGAACTGGACGTGATGTACATTCTGCCCAGGGAAGCACAGGCCGAGATCGGGCTGCCGCTGCCGCCGATGGATGAAAACCCCAAAGCCGGGTTGGTCAGCAAGACGACGCTGGTGAGCCACCTCGAAGCGTTGAAGACCTATGCGCCGCAGCAGTACGGCTACCTGGACCTGCGGAAGTTCACGAAGGGGATGGAGAAGTACGAGACGCTGCGCTGGGGGACTTACTCTTTCATGCATGCGGGGGTGGAAAAACCGCTGACGGAAGAAGAGTACGTGGGGGATGACTTCACCGTCGAAGTGCTGGGGTTCTTCCCGATTTCCAACAGCTCCTATTTCAACGGTGTGCCCTTCTTCCTGGCCGATGCGCAGAACCTGGAGATCATCGGCGAGACGGTGCAGGCGCGGTTCCTGATGCGGGCGGACAACCCCGGCATGTACACCAAGGTGCCGTTGGAAGAGCACGTCAAGGAGCGCATCCGCAAGAACAAGATCGGCGACATCGTGGACCTGGAGTTGCAAGGGGAAGACGCGCCCATCAAGGACCTGATCATGTTCCGGGACCTGTCGCCCATCCTGCCGTACCTGGGGCAGTTCTTACAGTCGGTTCATTACAGTATTGACGAGGAGTTCGGCACGACCAAGGAGCAGTCCGGGCAGGTGCCTTTTGCGGGGGCTTCGGGGCGGCTGATTGACCGGCTGCTGGTGGCGGGGACGTTCATGTTCACACTGTTCGTGGACGTGATGAACGAGTACCTGCCGGGGGTCTTCGACCGGGTATTGAGGTTGGGGGCTTATGCGCTGCCAACGCGGGCGCTGCTGACCATCGCCGGGGAGAATGACGAGCAGCGCCGGAAGATGATCCTGGATGGGTCGTACGTGCAGCGCTTGGATGTGCTGAACGCCGATGTGCAACTCGATATGACCAGCGACCAGGACCGCGCGCTGCAGAAAGAATTCGTGGTGACGCTGGCCAAGGCGGGCTTGTGCGCGCCCATCACGGCGGCACGGTTGCTGAACTTCGAGGAACCGGAGCGGTTTGCGCGGGAGGTGGAGCAGTATCAGCGTCAGCAGAGTGAGGCGCTGGGCCTGGGCAAGACCATCATCGAGAACCCGGCGCTGAAGGCTTCGGTGATGCTGCTGATGAAGAGGTATCAGGAGATGACGGCGGCGGCAGCGTAAAGTGTGTTCCATACTTGGTTTTATACAAGCTTTGGGTGTCTACTTCCAAAGCAACCATTCTGCGAAAACAACTGCGAGAAAGCAGATTATCCATAAAATTACAGGACCAGTGGCACCTTTGAACACGGCCCATTTTGATTCAATAACGATAGGCCCGTGAATCCCGCGGAATAATTGAACCACACAGAAAGCACAAATCACTGCGATGGGAACACCAAACGAGATTAGAAACTGATTAGTAATTATAGTAAACCATGTACCTTGCTTAGTACCAATCCATATTACTGAAGAGTATAGATAAACAAGCAGTAGTATTACGAAAGCAACTGCAAGGAGGCTAATGCAGAGTGCAAATGAACGTATTAGTTTCACCCAACGAGACATTTCACGCTCGTCAAGGGATGTCATCGCGACATTCTCAGATACAGGCTCAGCTGACAAGTATCACCTCTATGGTTATAATGTATTTACGCCCATTTCATAATTAACCTTTATTTGAGCAACCGATTTACAATCGGGTATATTATTCTTTTCCAGGGCACAGGAGCATAAAGCTGATTCGCTCTCTGTACTGAATCATCAGAGTTGGCCATACTTGAGATAACAAATTTAAATCCCCTTGCTTTAATAACATCATAAATAAATCTATTAACAATCGAGGTTCTGCAGTACGGGACAATCTCTTTTTTCACTAAATCCCAATAATTTTTGTTTTCAATGATAGATTTTGCTGCCAAATAGCCTGAGTGGAAAGCCATTCGTAACCCAAAACCCCACATCGCATCCTGGAAACCGGCGGATTCACCTGTTCTTGGAATGCCAGAGTGCAAATCCTTGAATCGTGCTCCACAACCTCCAAATTTTATCGAATTTTTTATATCGAAATTGATTATTTTGCTGAATCTTTCAATTGCTATAGGTACAAATTTGTTTATTTCATGATTAGTATGTTTGGAAACAACGGCTATCGTTCCATGTCCATTCAATCCAAGCAAATATGCATATCCACCAGGTGCGACTTTGTCATCGAAAATTCCTAACGCAATTTTTTCAAGATTTGTATCAAAATTTATGCCAGTAGCAATTAAAAAAGGTTTCTCATATCCTGTTGCAATGATATTAGGATTTATTTCGCCTATGTCCGAATTAAAGTGAAACTGCACGCCCAAGTTTATTGCTTTATTATACAAATATGAATCAATTGTATTTTCCATAGAACCTCGCCTAATCAAATAAAATCCTACTTTATCAGAATGCATATTGTATTTATTTAGCTTGTAATCATAATGAACACATTCTTTGAAAGGCTCATGATAGAAGGCGGTATCGATATTTATTTGCTTTAAAAAGACCAATGCGTCCTGCGGAGAGGTCCAGTTTTCTAAGCCTTGGAAATCTCCTCGCGCCTGAGATCCGATAGTAGAGCGCCTATCGAAGACTTCCACCTTAAAATTATTTAAGGCCAAGTTTATTGCTGCGGTCATTCCTGAGATGCCCGCCCCAGCTATTGAAATGGATCTATTTTTACCCGGCATTTTCACCTCATTTTGCCACATTTAGAAGACTCTTAAAGAATTCAGTTATTTGTATCCATGATTGAGCCAATATCGTCGGCAGTAAACTACTTAGTAGAGCCAATAAAATACTGATCGAAGGAAACCTGAAGGACCATTCAGAAATTGATAAAATCTCATTTCGCATATCGAGAAACTCTTTGACCTTTATCTGGATTCCATCTACATTTGGGTCATGAAGACTAATGCCGTTTACTTTGTCTTCGAGAGCGTCTGATATATTTTTGAGAATTACCTCTTTTTCTTGTACAAGAATTCTGTGAATCGGCATTTGTGTGATAAAGAAATAGTAAATAGCCAAGGCCGTGAAGACAAGAGCCATTATATTTACACCTATATGGTTTCTAATTGGACTAACCTTAACACCCACAATGCATGTCAAGGAGGCTAAGATAATAATAATTGAAAATCCAATATACTCCATTCCCACACGGCGAAGTCCCGCCATACGGTTTCTAAAAAGGCTTAATCGTAACTTTTTATTTTTTAAATTATTCGGAATAAGCATGGTACGGATGACGACGTTAATTCCAGCGCCACCTATAAAAGCTGCTAATGCCCAGAGAAACATAAAGTAATATCTGCTAAAATTATTAGAGTACCAACCTGTAAATCCCTTCGATTCAAAATAAACTAAAGCGAAGAGCGCGGGACATGTTATAGTACCCCAGATAATTAATTGCTTTGATGAGTAAATCTTCTTGAGCAGGGTTTCAAGCCATCGATCCGTTTCACTTGGTTTTTCGCTTATTTCACAAATCACTGCAAGTAACTCTTCAAATTTTTTAGCGCTCCATACAATCGCAATTGCAATGTGAGTAAGCCCAAATATGACCGCCATTGGCAAATAAATCCTATAGGAAACGTTGTCTGCTGGATTAGCTGTAAATAGAAATACCAAGAACAGCGTTCCCCCAAGAAAAACCCATGACGCAAAATATGGAAGGAAGGGCTTTGTACCAGAAAATTTTGTGAAAAAATTTGAGAGATGGAACCTGCAAGAGTTCTCCTGATCCACCAAACTCTCAATTCTTAGGCTCTCCATGAACTCCTCCGTGGGTTAAGAGCGATATGCACAACAAAGAAATATAGAAGAAATTCTCGTTCCAGTCAAGTAGTTTTAACCCTTATTCTTAACAAAAAGTAATCAGCAAAATCGGGCACTTAGCCAGGACGGGTTCGCCCGATCCCGTTCTGGCGGTGCCCTTTTTTACTCTAAAGACAATAATAAACAAACACATGGATTCCCGCTTTCGCGGGAATGACAGGGGGGAGAAATGGAAAACCAACCAGGGAAGACGCCTGATCCCGGCCGGGGGGCCGGGGAGCAGGTCATCGAGATTGATGGGCAAAAGCTGACTCCGGCGCAGATCAAGGAAGCGCTGAAATCTCACGCCAGCGCCAGCACGACCAAGGCCGAGCACGACCGGCGCGCCTCCGAGATCAAGGCTCAGGAAGCACGCCTGGCACGCATGCAGGCGCTGGAAGAGGCCGGGGTCAACGTGGACGCCATCCTTCAGTCTACCGCCAAGAAGGAACCGCCCCGGCCCAAGCGCTACCTGCCCGACCCCAACGACTATGAGAAGCTGGGGCCGGAAGGGGAAGCCAAGTTCTTCAGCGACTATAATGAGACGCTGGAGGGGCATATCCGCCGCCAGGACGAGACCATCGAAACGCTGAAGGCGGAGCTGGCCCAGGTCAAGGGCACCTCCACCACCATCGCCAACGTGGTCGCCAAGAAGGAGTTCATGACCAAGCACAAGCTGTCCGATGACCAGTTCCGGCAGGTGGCGGAGTACGGGGCCAAGAAGGGGATCGGCGTGATCAACGTCGGCACCGAGCGCAACCCGGTGCTGGTGATTGACCCGGACGGGCTGGAAGACGCCTTCGTGCTGATGACCGGCAGGCAGGCGCGGGAGTCGGTGGGCCGGGGGGACACCGATGCTTACAGCCGCGCTTTGGCGGACCTGCTGGGAACGTCCGACATCCCGAATATCGCTCGCAGCAAGATCCCGCGCAGCCTGGGGTCGGGCGGCGGAGGCGAAGACGATGACCTGGTCGAGATGGCGATGGACCCGGTGCGGTCGTCCCGCATGACCAAAGAGCAGAAGCTGGCTTTTAACAAAAGCGCGGCCATGCGGGGCCTGCCGCCCTTGCTGGTGTAAACATAAAATCCACCGCAGAGACACAGAGAGCGCAGAGAACAGAAAAACAATTATAAAATAATCTGCGTACTCTGCGACTCTGCGGTGAAAAAATTGGGGGGAAGAATGGCAGACATCTATGGCACTTTAGATGCGGACCAGATGGCAGCGGTGCTGTCTGGACCGATCACGGAAAACCAGGCGATGATCTATGCGAACAACGTCTGGCACACTTCCGAATTCCGGCAGCCGCTGGGACCCTTCCAGGGGTCGGGGGACAACGGCGCACTGATTGAAATCATCAACGACTTGCAGGAACAGGGGGGCAAGACCTACCGGCATTCCTTCGTACACCCGCTCCAGGGGGGCGTGTACAAGATGGATTACATCCTGCACGGCACCGAAGAGAGGCTGCTGAACGCCTACATGGACGTGGGTCTGGTGGCTTGGCGCAAGGCACTGATCACCTCCAAGTTGCAGCAGCAGCTTCCCAAGTGGCAGTTGTGGCCGGCCATGCTCTCCGAGCTGGCCAACTTCCAGGCCAAGATGAAGGCCACGCACATCCTGGAATGCCTGCTGTCGGAGAACTGGAATGCGGTCAGCGGTCCGGAACTGACCGGGCCTCCGGTGCAGAACGATACGGTGCTGCATACGGGGGTATACTGCTCCAACCAGGTCATAGCGGGCAACAACGCTACCGTGAATGGGCTGTCGGAAGACGACGTGTTCACGCCCGAGCTGATCGGTATCGCCAAGGAGGTCGCCTATAGCGGCTACCGGCGCGACGGGCAGAAGACCTTCCGCTTCAAGAAGCCGGTGGTGGCCGGGCAGACCTACGACGGCGTCTGCTTCCACCACCCCTTCCAGAAGCACGACCTGCGCTGGCACGACCCCACCCGCTTCGAGCAGTGGCTGCTGCACGGCCTGCCGCCCGGCCTGCAGAACCCCATCTGGGCGGGCATCGGCTCGATGTACGTGATTGACAACGTGCTCATGGTCGAGCTGGAGGGCGAACTGGCGGACCTGCTGCTGTTCGACGCCAATCACGTCATGCTGGACGAGAACGGCAACGAGATGGCCTCCACGGTCAAGGGGGCACGGGCCATCTTCTGCGGAGCGCGCGCCGCTATCCGCGCCACCGGCATCGAGAAGATCCTGGACATCGAGAAGTACGACGGGTCCTGGTTCGGGCGGATGATCACCGGGGCGATGGAAGGGGTGGCCAAGACCCAGATCTCGCACCCGGCCAACTCGGAAATGCGCGACATGGGCGTGGTGCAGATCTACACCGCCGCCTCTCACCACAACATCGTGAACCCGATCCAATAATGGCTACTGGTTGTTGGCAAAATTTCTCGCAAAGAACGCAAAGAACGCAAAGAAGGGATGAAAATGTTTCACGCAAAGACGCCAAGACGCGAAGGGGGAAAGTGGATTCCCGCTTTCGCGGGAATGACAGTAGTAATAGCCCTGCTGTTGAGCTTGCTGCTGGGGGTGCAGACGGCGGGGGGTACGGAGGTCTGCTACCAGATCAACAAACAGGGGTGCTGGCCGACCAACCCTGACAGCCTCTGGTACAACCAGACGATCCGAGTGGCTTTCAGCATGGCCGAAGAGGTCTTTCGCAAGGGCCAGGCAGTGCCGCCCGATTCGGTGTTCTTCTACTACACTCCGGTGAAGGTGGACGAAGACACCCTCTACCTGGACTGGTACTGCCGCAGTCCGATGGCGGTGCGGGATTCAACCCTGCTGCTGTCCACCGTGCTAAAGCCGGAAGCGGGCAAGGTGACGTGGGTGCCGCTGGCTCCGACCTGGATGCCTTTTACCGGTTCCTTCCTGCTGTACGCGGCTACACCCGATTCGGCGGATACCAACATCGTGAAGAACAGCGGCTTCGTCTTTCGCTGGTACAAGTAACCTAATTTATGTAGCGACAGGGACCGGACGGCGGTCTTTGTCTTAACCTGACAAGGGAGTGATACACATGGCAACGACCCCGATCCTGGTGGACGTGCAGTACCTGGGACAGCCCATTTACAGCCGTGAAATGGTGAAGCCCGCCCGCGTGTCCCGTCGCGAGCTGCGTAGCGGCATGATTATCGAAGAGGAAGTGCAGGCGGCTCAGTTTCGTGACGTGGACACCGGCGAGCGCCGTTTCCCTCAGACCAGGGACGGCAAGCTCTTGCCGAAGTGGGTGGATGGCAAGTACCAGTTCCGCCCGGAGAGCAACTACGTGCTGGCGATCACGGTGGATGACGCCCGGCGCTTGATCGCCCGCTGGCCGCATCTGTTCAAGCAGATCACCGACCTGGACGTGGCTCGCACCGCGCAGGCGACGGTCGAAGACCTGGAGACCCGCAATGCCACGCTGGAAGCGGAGATTGCCAGGATGAAGGCGGCCAAGGGACGAGGGAAAAGAGCGTCAGGTCACACCCATGCCAAAAGCGCATCGGCAAGACCTGACGCAACGGACAAATCTACCACTGAGAACCCGTGATGACTCCCACGGAGCTTTACCAGTACCTTCAAGACCGGCTCGGCGGCACGAACTTCGGGCTTTCCCCCAGCGTGCTCTGGCGCTACCTGACACGGGCGCAAAATCACGTGGTGGAATCCACACAGATCAGCTTCCGTGCTGATGTGCCGGTCCTGACCACGGCGGGTATCGGGACTTACGACCTGTCCAATGCGGGGATCATCAGTTACACGGCCGGGTGCAGCTTGAAGGATCTGAAGCGGGTGGGATACAACCTGAACCGCTGCTTGAAGAAGCGCAACGTGGGATGGATTCAGGATCAACGGCTGCGGCAGTCGAACTGTCCCTGGGATCCGGCGTACTACGCCTTCCACTACCAAGCCGGGAAGCCAACCCTGGAATTGTGGCCGGCTGCCAAGCATTCCATCTCGGCAGAAGCGGTGGATAGTGCTTACCTGCACCTGGACATCACCGAAGAGTACCCGGCTTTGTCCGCTGAAACCGCAACCCTGATCGCGCCGCCCTACGCGCACGAGTGCATCTATCTATGGGCAGCCTTCTACGTCTTCGATGACTTCGGCGATGAGCGGCGTTTTAGCCTGTCCAACGCGGCGGGCATGGGGACCGCTGACAAGAAACTGAAGGCAGTTCGGGCGCAGTCGGTCAAGAATGCTTCCGGTGATGGGGAGATAGGATACGCACACTGATGGCGAGAACCTGGAAAGCAAAATGGAAACTGCCGGGGGCGCGGGGGATGGTGTCGTCTTCCGACCCGCTGGACGTGCCGCCCGAGGCTGGGCTGCTGGTCGAAAACGCGGATTTCTCCCGCAAGCTCGGGGCGTTGTGCAAGCGGCCCGGTTTCGATCTGCACGCATTGGCTGCGGGCCTGCCTCCTGAGGCGGGCGTGATCCTGTCCCTGGCGTATCTGCCCTATGTGAAGGTGTGGGACGACCTGGGAACGACCAAGATCAACCAGCACACGGGCCGGTTAATCGTCCAGGTGAACGGCGAGCACGGTCTGGATTACTACTACCGCGAGATCAACCTGGATACGGGAGCAATCGGGGCCTGGTCACTGCTGCAATCTTCCCTGGACTGCGGCACGACCCGAGCAGACCGCATCCGGTGGGTGCTCGAGCCGGGTGTGCTCCGGGGCGTGTGCGGGAATTGGGAAGACTCGTACCCGGTGTGGATGGGGTACATTGACCGCGCCATCGCGGACCACAACGGGTACTTCCACGACTTCACCTATCGCGGCGCGACGGTACCCGCCGACTTGCGAGGGTATCACGATATCTTCACTTCCCGCGTCTTGCCTGAAGCCGAGGCGGGGATGAAGTTCATCGGCAAGTACCTGTTCGGAAGCGCGGGCTATAAGAACATGGGCCTGCGCTACCTGCTGGTGCCGGTCTTCGACGGCCACCAGGTCGCCACGCCCAATGAGATCGAGCTCATCAATTCCGAGTGGTCAACGAACATCACGGTGGACCTGGGATGCAACGACGTTCACCGCTTCGTGCATCTGCAGATCGCGACTATCTGGTCCCAGAACCCGCGCTTGACGGGCTTCAATGTGTACGAAAGCCACTCGCTGGAGACCCGGCAAAACGTTTCGACACTGATTGATCCTTACGATGACTGGAAACTGGCCAGGCAGATAGATCTCCGCATCGGCAACCCCAACCCGGTCTATCAGGAATGGGGCCGTTCCGAAATCTATCCGGGCCAGGATTCGCACATGAACATCCAGTACACGGATTACCTCGAGAATGACTGCTTCAATGACCTGTGGATCGAGATCATCGTCAGCGAGACGCATTCCGAGTTCTACCGGGTCACGGATACGACCTCGGAAGATCCGAGCGAATACACCTATATTCACTTCACCCCGGACCTGAACACGCAGATTCAGCACCTGCGGGATTACTCCATCCGGCTTTACGAGCGGTGGAAGCAGGTCGGCGCGGGCAATTTCTTTTCCATTGACCTGCTCATGGACGGCACCGGGCTTTCCGAGCAGGTGGCTCCCGAATGGCTGCCGCTGCCCAACCAGGTGAACGACCCCACCTACAAGTATCCCAAGATCGGGGCGAATTACCAGCACGCCATCTTCTTCGAGGAGATGCTGGTGGCGGGGAATGTCTTCTTCGACGGCGTGAAGAAGCCGCTGGATGTGATGATTAGCTTGCCCATCAACTCCGATTTCGCCGGGCATGACCTGTTCCCGGATACGATCAACCTGGAGCCGATGGCCGATGACGAGATCATGGGCTTTGCCCAAAGCTTGAACATCCTGGGCATCTTCACCAAGTACCGCATCTTCCGGTACACTTTCGATGACAGCGGCCCGCGCCTGCTCGAGTCACCCTTCAAGATCGGCCTGGTGGCTCCGGATTCGCTGGTGACGATCAACGGATGGCACTGGTTCCTGGGGCGGCACGGGCCGGAGAGGTCGGTGTACCGATGGGATGGAATCCATCCACCCGAAGACATGGGGGCGCAGATCGGGGATGAATTGAAGGAGATGCTCGCGGAAGATGGGGTGATCCCCGAGCACGCCATCGGCTGGTTCGACAAGCGCACGCAGCAGTACCGTTTGGCCCTTAACGCCTATCAATACGCCTCATGAGCCAGGTCTATCAGATCCGAACTGACCGGAACTTGACACCGGTCGGGACTCACCAGCAGAAGCGGACCGCCTTCCGCCCGCGCACGGGCGGGACGGGCCAGGTGGGGCATATCTACTACATGGACCCGGACGTGGATTACGATATGCCGGGCTATCCGCAACGACTGCTCTACCGCTGCGTTGACGGGCTCAATTTCGCCTACCTGGGCAACTGGACTCCAGCCCTGGCCGAGGAGGTGATTGACAAACCACAGTCCATCTCGCTCATCTTCAGCAAGGACGGGACAGAGCTCTTCGCCGTTACCACAACGCAAGAATGGGTCCCGCCCAACACCTATTACTACCGGCTCTACTACGGGAAATACAACGTCGCTGCCGGGACCTGGGCCAATACCCTGATCGCGACCTCTTCATCGGAGGGATTCAATTACCCGGACATCGAGCTTGACGGGCGGGGGATGCCGATGGTCGTGGTCAAGCGCACCGATTACAGCGAGCTCTACTACTACGACGCCAACCTGGTCCTGCGGAGCGTCAGGATCGGGGGGAGCAATCCGGCGGCGGTCATCAAGCCGACCATCCTGGTCGCGGGGCATGACGTGTACGTTCACGCCGAGACCAACACGCAAGGCTATCTCTACCGCTTCCCCCTGAATCCGCAAGGCGTGCCGATGCCGCCGCAAGCCACGGAATGGGTGCCGGTGGCCGAGACGAATCTCACCGATGCCCAGATGGTATTAAGCCCCAACGCCATCGGCATTCTCGGGCTCTACAGCAACGCAACGGTGCAGTGGGTCGGCTTCCGCAAGTGGGAGCAAGAGGCGCTGACGGACCCGGAAATGGTCGTGGATTTCGCCTACACCAATGCCGCAAGTTACGGCTTGACCTACCGCCTGGACCGCTTCCATGCGATCTACACGACGGCTGTGATGAACGAGCCGCGCTACGTGGTCCGCAACCCCGACACGGAACTCTGGGATGCGGGCGTTCAGCAGCCGCCGTTCGATTCCGAATGTTGGGCGGAGGTGAGCACGACGCGAACCTGGCCCAACCCGCAAGCGATGGACGAGGGGACGTTCGGCTTCGCCGCCGTGCAGCAGCGAGCCGCACCCGGCCCGCCGACAAATAAGGTCAAGTACATGGTGATTGATAACTGGTGGGACCCGGTGATTACGCCGGGGACCTACTGGCCTCATGGGGGCTTGGCGGACGGGCGGGGGAGCAAGCTGGGTTTCGACATCAACAACGGCGCGGCGCACGTGCTCACGGGTGCGCTCAATCTCATGGACGCGCTGGAAATCGGGGAAGACCTGCTCTTCACCGACAACACCACGATCCTGTACTTTACCGGGAGCTTCACCGAGCATTACGCGCCGGGGCGTGACGGGATCACGACAATGCTGTGGGCCTCCGGGTCGGTGGATGCAGGCATTCCCCAATGGAAGCTGTGCGAGTGGGCGGTGGTGGACTTCGACATCGTCCAGGGTGCCAGTCTATCCGTCACCATTGGCAACGACACCGGAACCAACAAGAAATTCACGCTGACCCGCGAGCAAGCCTTGAAGCCGTTCCGGGTGAACTTGCAGGGCCGGCACTTCACGGTCCGGGTGGAGGAGCGATCCTGCTATGACGCGACCATCCGCTCCGTCGAGCTCAAGGGGCAGTACTTCGGGGGGTGTCAATGAACATCAAAGGCCGGTACCGCAAGCCCATCGCCGACGCTTCCACGGATGATGCCCGGCTGCGGATCGAGCACGAGCGTGCTAACAACGCCTTGCGAGGGGAAATCCAGGCGGCCAGGGATTACGCTGACGAGCGCATCAGCGAACTTTTAGACGCGCTCAATGAAGTCCTGGGAGCGCAAGGATTCGATACGATCACCCTGCCAGGGAGAAAGTAGGGGGAAGTCATGGCTTGGTGGATGGCAATTCCTGCTGCGATTTCGGCGGCGACCTCGCTCTATGAAGCCCTGGACGGCGGCAAGCCCAGCGGCCAGGAGCAGGAGTGGCTGAACAAGTACAAATACCGCATGGAGCACGGGCTGTCCCCGGATGAGCGCGTAGAGCTGCACAATACCTACGCGCCGGGAATCGCGCGGGGGGTCTCCACCCGGCAGAACCGCATGGCCGCCATGTTCGCGTCGCGGGGCCTGGGCCGGTCCACGTATGCCAGCCGGGAGATCGGCGGGATTCCTTCGGTGGGCGAGACGGTGGCTCCCATCCTCGCCGAAGCGAACCAGCGGGCGCGCGAGACCGCCGAGCATAACTACCTGGGCCTGTCCACGTCCTTGAATCAGCGCCGCGAAGCGTCCCAAGCGGCAGGCTTCGCGGGGTTGGGTCAGGCACTGGGCGCGGGTTTCTCGGCCTTCCTGCCCACGCCGAAGAACCCGCTGCAGGATGCCATCATCAATTACCTGAACACCAGCCTGGGCAGCCTGGGGCAGACGGCGGCGCAAGCCACTTCCGGCATGGAGGGCTTGCCCGAAGTCGGGTCGGAAGAGTGGTGGTACCGCTTCTATAATTCACCGCAAGATCTGTATCGCGGGGTGGCGTCTTAGGGGGGACGGATGAGATTCAGACCTACAGGATTATCCGGGCTGGGAGGCAATCTCCTGCAAGCGGTGGCGGCGTGGCGTGCCAACCAGGAAGCGCAGAACGAGCTAATGACTCGCTTGGGCCTGCCCCTGATGATGGATATGCGCCAGAAGGAACTCGACCGCCAGGCCGAAGACCGTCGCGAGCAGATGCGCACGCAGCGGGAAGACGCGAACAAGCGCTGGGAATACAAGAAAGCGATAGACATCACCGCCCTGGAGCAGGACCGGGAAGACGCCCGCAAGCAGAAAGAGTGGGAGCACGAAGAGCGCTTGGAGCGAATCCGGGCCAGCGCCAAAGGTGGGGACAAAGCGGCGTCACCGGCAGAGGTTCGGGGGCAGGTGGAAACCATGATCCGGGGCAATGCTCTGCCGGAGGCTTCGGTCAAGACCCGCCAGGAGCAGCAGGCCGCCAGGGAACGCGTGGGGATCGTGGATCAGCTCTACCCCGCCGCGGGCGCGGACAAGGCGGAAGCCAAGCGGCTGAAGGCTCTGCGCCAAGACATCGTGGATCACCCGGAGAAATACCCGGAAGAGGGGAAGTTTGCCGGGCTGCTGGAGCGTTTCCCGGATGCGCCTCCGCCGCGTGGTGAAGCGTACCGGTTCACCGGATACGATCCCTTCAAGCTGTCACTGGCTCTGGGGGATAGCGCCAACAACGCCGATTTCACCATGCCGCTGATCAACCAGATTTACCAGCAGAACACCACGGATCAGTCCCTGCCCGTCTATGCCGGGGTGATCCAGGATGAGATCACCCGGCAGAACCAGGTCTTGCAGTCTGACCCCTACAAGGACGCGATCCGCTACCTGGTCAACACCGGCGCGGACCCCTTGCAGGCGGCCATGCTGGTTCAGCACCGGGGGATCAAGGATACCATGCAGCTCATCAAGGAAGACATCCGAGCGCGAGCAGGCCAGGTTTCCGGCGCGATGACCGCCCAGCAGTACAGCCAAATGGCCGAGGCCCTGGAAGAAGAGAACCAGAAGCTGGAATCAATGACTGAGCCGGGCCGCCAGGGGATGAGACGGTATGGGGAATTGAAGACAGAAATGCCGGTATGGTGATGGCTGACGAATCGTTGGAAGCGGCTCGAGCTCGTTATGAAGCCGCCCTGGAAAAAAACCAGGCCCTGAAGGTCGAAGGCAATCTCTACACGGGGATGTTCTCCGCCACCAGGGGCGCGGTGCCGTTCGGCTATAAAATCGTGCCCAAAGGCGAGATGGAAGAGACCTTCCCGATTGCCGATGCGGTCGGTTCGCTAGCGGGCATGGTCGGCCAGGGGTGGGCCACCGGCAAGCTGCTGGACCTGGGCGCGGAAGCTCAAAGCCTGGGCAAAGTGGGCCAGTTTCTGCGCAACTCGCGCCTGGGGCATGGGTTGCTTTACGCGGCGGGCGGCGCTGCCGAGGGGGTCATGCAGACTGGCGAACCGCTAGACGTTGCTCTGGGCGCGGGGATCGGCGGCGCGGTGGGTGTGCTTGGTAAGGCATACCAGCTTCGCAAGGTCGCAAAAGCTGCCAAGCAAGGATCAGGTGAATCGGTTAGCACGATCCGAGGCCGGGTGCGCGGCTGGATGGGAAGAAGCGCCAAACCATCGGCTGTTCCCGAGCGCCAAGTCTATGTCGAGACCGCGCCGGATGGCACGACGGTGGTGCAGGCGGGCGGCACCCAGCACGTCATTCCACCGAACCCGATGAAGCTGGACGAACCGGAACTGCTCTTCCTGGGCCTGGATGAAACGCCACCGGAGACGCCTCCGGCGGTCGAAATGCCTGCGCCGATGGATGAACCGCCGAAGGTGGAAGAACCACCGGCACCGGTAACTCCTCCGCCTGAGCAGCCCACACAGGGACAGTCTGCCATAGCGCAGCGTGTTGAGCAAGCTCAGGCGAATCTGGGCGAGGGCATCAACGCCATCCCCGGCAACCCGGCGCAGATCATTGTCAAGCAGGGCGACCAAACCAGGGAGATCGCTTCGGAATACCAGCTCGTGGACATCCACGAGCTGCAAGCATCCCATGATCCCATGACCTTCAAGAAGAACGAGGCTTATCCCGCTGACATCCAGGAACGCAGCTATCACTCTGACAAGGCGGCGCAAGCCAAGGTCATCAAACACGCCGACCCGTCCGAGTTCAAGCCGGGCTTCTGGGTGACGGATAATCCGGATCTGACCAACGGACCTCCGGCCGTGGATAAGTTCGGGATCGTCCTGGGCGGGAACAGCCGCGTCATGTCGCTGTCCCGCGTGTACGAATCCGGCAATGGGGATCTCTACCGCAGCTTTCTGAAGGCCAACGCGGACCGGTTTGGTTTCAGTTCCGAGCTGGTGGACAAGGTTGAGCGCCCCATCCTGGTGCGCCGGGTCGAAGTCGAGCCCAAGGATTACGTGAAGTTCGTCCATGACTTCAACAAGGCTCCAACCCAGCGGCTTAGCACGGCGGACCAGGCGATTGCCCTGGGCAAGCAGATTGACGCTCCGGTGGTGGACGTGCTGGCCGAGCATCTGCACGACGAAGAGACTCTGCGCAAGTTCTTCGACCAGGATCGCAGCATCCACTTCGTGCGCAAGCTGCAAGAGCGGGGGATCATCAATACCGAGAATTATGCGACGCTGGTGGACCCGATCACGGAGAAGCTGTCGTCGGAGGGGAAAAGCCTGATCGAGCAGGCGTTGTTGGGCCGGGTCATCATCAACCCCGACATCCTGACTCACACGCCGGGCAAATTTAAGGAGAAGATCGTGCGGGCGCTGCCGGGCATCCTTCGGGCCATGCACGCGAACGACCTCAAGGGGCTGCCGGATAGCCTGCCCGAGGCGCTGACCGCTGCCGTGACCCGCCGCGTCTGGGGCAAGGTGGGTCAGACGCTGATGTTTCAGCCGGAAGTGTCCCCCTTGGGCGAGTTCCTATTCCGCTTCATCGAAAGCCACAAGCCCACCGAAGTGCGCGAGGCGTTCGAGCGGTACGCGCACCTGGTCGAAAACCAGAGCGCCACTCCGACAGCGGGCTTGAACTTCCTGGACGAACTCGAACACAAGGATGCCTTCGAGGTGGCTTTCGGCATCAAGCGTACGGACCTGGAGCAGTACATCCAGGATAACCCGGAAAGCATTCTCATCCAATCGGCCAAGAAGAACGTGGCGAACAAGGCCAAAGCCGGACGCACGCTGAAGAGCGGTGGCCGGAGAAAGAAAGCGGCGTAAGCCATGCCTTCCTTCGAGCCGATGTTAACCGCCTTACGGCGCGTAGGGGACGCCCTGGCCACCTCCGAAGCGATTGGCCCGGCCAGGAATCTCCTGCGCGAGACCGAGGGCGGGCGGATCTTCGAGAAGAGCCTGGAGATCATCCAGCCGCGCGCCCTGCGCTACACCGGCACGGCGGAGAAGGCCCTGGAAGAAGCGGGGGTGTACAAGCCGTCGCTGACGGGTGGCCTGAAGATGGCGCTGTCGCAAGCGGACGGCGAAGAGCTGCGGATGGCCCTGGACAAGGGGATGCACTACGCCGGGGAAAGGATTCGGCCCATCGCTGAGAAGGTGCGGGCGGTGCTGGACCAGTCCTACAACGAGCTGGTCAAGCGCGGCGTCATGGTGCGCGAGGACGTGCTGGAAGCGGATCAGTACGGCCAGCTTGCCAAGAAAGTCCGTTACCGGCCCATCGAAAAGCTGGAGAACTACTTCCCCCACCGCGAACATCCGGAGATCCTGGAAGCCTGGTACTCCGATGGCGAGCAGGTCTTCAAGGACGCCATCGAATGGACCCGCGCCGGCGACGTGACCAAGCTGCGCAAGGGCAGTCTGCCGGAAACGGTGGACTTGGGGATTCTCGACCAGTTAACCAAGAACCGCATGGCCAGGGGGAGCTTCAACAAGTGGACCTTGGAGGCCATTGACGAGCTGATGCAGCGCGACGACATCAGCGCGGGCGAGGCCATGCTAAGGCTGCGCAACCGGTCGGGTGGGCAGTTCTTCAACCCCACGTCATCGTTCAACCGGGCGCGGCGGCTGAACCTGTCTGATAAATTCTACCTGCAAGATCCGGGGCAGGTGCTGGAGCTCTATTTCCGGGCCTGGGGCAAGCGCATGGCGGAAGCGGAGGTCTGGGGCGGGCGGATGCAGCGCTGGACGCAGATGCTGAAGATGGCTCAGGATGAAAGCCCGGACGCCGCCAAGCACATCGTGAAGATGACCCACTACATCACCGGCGAAGCAGAATTCAAGGACATTCCCAAAGCCTGGAAGACTCTGACCCGCGCTTTCACCGAATTCGAGGTGGGCACCAAGATCGGGCTGGGCCTGGCCACTCTGCCTAACTTCACGCAACCGCTGATCTCGATCATCCCCAAGGCCGGCGTGATGCGCACCCTGCGCGGCGCGGCGTTCCTGTTCACCCCGGAAGGCCGCAACATGATTCGCAAGACGGGGGTCTTGAGCCGCCAGCATATCGCCATTAGCGCCCTGGCCGGGGATCCGGGGGATTGGGTCAAGCACGGGGGGCTGATCCGGTGGCTGTACTCGCATTCCGCCGGTGCTCAGAACCCCGGCATGAAGCTCTTCAACGCCGTCAACCAGGGCTTGAACACTATCTCTGCCGCCACGGGCGAAGTCTATATCCGCGATTTGATGGACATAGCCAGAAAGCCGAAGATGTACACAGTGGCCAGCAGGACCTTCGACCGGCAAGGCTGGGCGGTCGAGCAACTCAAAGAATTGGGCATTGACGCGGCCAAGCCGCTGAAGGATGCCGAGCGCCTGGAGGGGATCTACCGCTTCGTGACCAACTCGCAGCTCCAGAAGAACATCCTGGCCGAGCCGATCCTGATGAACGACCCCAAGTACCGCTTCTTCTACCTGTTTAAGCGGTTTGGGTACAAGCAGGCCCTGTACGTCAAGGATCAGTTGATTCGAGGGGAAGTCAGCCGGGGCAATGTGCTTCCGCTATTGCGGCTGGCGGCGGGCGGGCTGGTGGGCGGCGACCTGGTGATTCGCGCCAAGCGCATGATCCAGACACAAGCCTTCGGCGCGCCGGACCGGTGGTCGGACGAGGACAGGTCCTGGTTCCTTAGCACGCTGGACCGGCTGGCCAACGTGGGCGCGATGGGCATGATGACCGACCTGGCGCGAATGAAAGATGCGGATTACAAGAAGGCGCTGGAGTACCTGGTGCGCAACGGCTACTGGCAGGTGACGCCGGTGGTCTTCACGGAAACCTTCGGGGAGATCGGCAGCCAGACGCGCCGGGGCTGGCCGGAACTGGCGGCTCAACTGCTGGGCAGCGCGGGGGACGCGGAGAAAGCCAAGGGCGTGCTGCACAAGATGAACGCCAACGCCACCACCTTCGGGGGATACTACGAGGCGCGGCGTAGGGGACAGATCGAACGGCAGAAGACCTTCAAGAGGATGATGAAAAAAGGATGGGGGTAGGAATGAAAAGATGGATAATCGGGCTGGTGATTCTGGCGCTGATACCGTGCGTGACTTCGGGGGAAGATTACGTCCTGGTGACCAGGAAGAGCGTCACCCTGGGCAAGCTGGCCGCAGCGGGGACGGCCCAGCGCCAGGTGTGCCTGTATCCCCCCAAGCCGCGCGGGATGTCGCTTTCCCGCCTGGACGTCTATGTGGATTCCCTGGCGGGGCGGTGCGATTCGGTCAAGATCGAATACCGCGAGATCTACGGCGCGGACAGCTCGAAGGTGTACCGCAGCTACGACGGGGAACCGATGGACTGGTCCCCTCTGAAGATCTACGACGGGCCTGCGGGGGCGCTGCATGACGCGGATTACGGCTGGACGCTGCACCACGCCTGCCTCTATCCCTGCCTGCTGCCGATGGACGGCTACATCTGGGATGGCATCGTACTGAAGGCATCCCACGTGGACAGCACGGCCACGCCGGGCGATTCGCTGCGGCTGACGTTTCTTTTCTACTGGCAAAAGTGAGGTGAATCCATGAAGAAGGCGCTGATTCTTTTACTGGCGGTGGTCATCTGGGCGGGGACTGCCTGCGGGTACGAAATGATCGCTCCGGTGTTACCCTATGGCGGGGTGGCACCGCACCAGGCCGAGGTGAAGGTCTATTCCACGCCGGGCACCTACACCTGGCGCAAGCCACCGTGGGCCAATACGGTGTACGTGGTGTGCGTCGGCGGGGGATCGGGCCGCAAGGGGGCTACGGGGTCGGTGCGCTGCGGCGGCGGGGGCGGCGGAGGCGCGGGGATGTCCATGCTGACCTACCCGGCTTCCATACTGAACGCCACGGAAACCGTTGTCGTGGGCGCGGGCGGCGAGGGCGCGGCGGCGCAGACGGCCAATGACGCGGACGGGGTGACGGCGGGGCACGGCGGACCCAGCTCGTTCGGCGACTGGCTTTCCGGGGGTCGCGGGTTGCGCGGATCGGGTGGCACCGCCAACAGCGGAACCGGGGGCACGCAAGGGTACACCATGTTCTCCGGTGGCGGGGGAGCCAGCGCCAGCACCTCGGGCGGGGCGGGGAACGCGGGATCGTCCGCCGGGGCCAGCGCAGGCGGCGGCGGATCAGGCGGCGGGATCACTTCCGGCAACACGCATTCTGCCGGGGGCCAGGGCGGATACACCGGGGGCGCTCATGCGCTGTTTTATACTACCTACGCCGGCGGCACGGGAGGCACAGCCGGAGGCGGGAACGGCGCGGATGCCTTAAGCCCACCCACCGGCCAGGGGATCGGCAGCGGGGGCGGCGGAGGCGGAGGGTCGAGAGCATCAGACGGCAACGGCGGCAACGGGGGTAACGGCGGGTATCCCGGCGGGGGCGGCGGGGGAGGCGGCGCGGCCACCAACGACCAGGGTAACAGCGGCAGGGGCGGCAACGGCGGGGGCGGCTTGGTCATCGTGATTTCCATCTGGTAAGGGGGGCTTAGATGACCCATGAATGCAGGCAGCCGTGCCCCTACGAGAGCGACATCAAGGACATCAAGGCGGACACGTCGGAGATCCTGAAGGTCCTGAATGGGGTCAACGGGGACAAGGGCATCAAGACGCGGCTGGCGGTGATGGAAGCCTGGATGGTCGAGCAGAAGAACAGCCGCGACCGCTGGGCCAGGGCGCTGACTGTGGCCGCGGTGGGCTTCGGGGTGACAGTGATCGTGGCGGTGTTCATCGCCGCTGCGAGCGGGATAATCAAGCTGTAAAGCGAAGCCCCGATGGTGCAGCCTGCCACCGGGGCCTGTATAGACACTGGCATCCGGGAGGCATGCCAGGGACACTATCAATATAAGACAGAACACTCCGAAATCCAAGAAAAAACGGGTGACAATCATGACCATTCTCAAAAAAGCGAAAATGGCCTGGGAGGCACTCAGGTCGTTCAAAAAGGCGAAAAAGGAGGCAAAGGTGACCAAGAAGAACCTGGAGAGCATGACCGTCTGGGGGTTGATCATCATGGCCCTGTCCACCCTGAAGGAGCACTTCGGCTGGACCATCACCGAATCCCAGATCGAGACCGCCATCACCTTCATCGTGTGGATCGTCGGCCTGGTGACGGCGTACTTCGGTCGCAAGCGTGCGGATAAGCCGTTGCAGGGAGTCATCTGACCAATGGGGGGAGGCGGTCCGGATTCGTCCGGGCTGCCTTCCCAAGCATGAAAGGAACGGAGAATGCCGGCTATTTCCTTCAAGACTCAACGAGTGCGGGAAGAATGGGAGAAAGGGCAACTGGATTCCCGGCTAAAGACAGTAGTGCGTGACCTGGGGCTGGAGATGGGCGGGGTCCGGATCACGATGATCGTGCGCCGGGATGACGAGATCGCCGCCTATGTGAAGGTCGGGGGATCACCCACCACGAAGCACCGGCTGGTCAACGGCCGCGCCCAGGCGGTGGACCTTACGCCTCCGCTGGATGCCCCGGATAAGGACGCCTGGTACATCCGGGCGAAGGAATACCTAGATGGCCACTACCGGGGGCTGAAGGTCATAATCAAGCCGCATGGGACGGGGAGGCATTTGCATGGGGAGATTGCGAGCGAAGTTGTTGTAATTTAAACTAAAAGATAAATACCCACGAAAAATGCGCACACGCCGAGCAAAACGCTTGGCGTTTCTGTTTTCACGAGAAATGTCTTGACATTGCGGGTATTTTCCTGTAAATTTGGAAATGGATTCAAGGCAATTTTAGTAGGCGATCCATGTCGGAAACCCCCGAACAAAAAGCTCGCCGTGAGATTGACAGTAACCTGAAGGCTGCCGGCTGGTTGGTGCAGGATAGGGCTGACCTGGACTTGTCAGCCGGTCGTGGCATCGCTGTGCGCGAATTTCCGATGAAGTCCGGTTTTGGCTTTGCAGACTACCTGCTCTACCTGGACCGGAAAGCAATCGGCGCGGTTGAAGCCAAAGCCGAAGGCACACTTTCAGGCGTGGAAGCACAGTCGGCGAAATACTCTGCCGGTTTGCCCGACAATCTTCCTGCCCATCGCCGTCCCCTTCCTTTCCTTTTCGAGTCGAATGGCGCAAAAACCTGCTATACTAACGGTCTTGATCCCCTGCCACGCAGCCGCGAAATCTTCAACTTTCCTCAACCGCAAACCTTAGCAGACCTGATTGAACAGCCCCACCAGCTTCGCACCCTTCTCAGAGAAATGCCTGAGCTAAATGAAATCGGTCTTTGGAAAGTACAGGAACGGGCGATTCTAAATCTTGAAAAATCCTTCTTCGAGGCTCGGCCCCGAGGACTCATTCAAATGGCTACCGGATCGGGGAAAACCTTCCTGGCAGTCAGTTCATGCTACCGTCTTCTCAGATATGCCAAAGCCCGCCGAATTCTATTCCTGGTGGACCGCACTGGGCTTGGCAAGCAAGCTGAAGGGGAATTCCGTGATTTCACCGTACCGATGGATGGCCGCAAATTCGATGAACACTATCCCTTGCAGCGACTTCAGACCAATTCTATAAATACCGCATCAAAGGTTGTCATCACCACGATTCAGCGGTTATACTCAATGCTGAAGGGCGAGCCTGAATTTGATCCGGGCAATGAAGAAGGCTCAGGCTTCGATACCGCCAAAACTTGGAATGGCCCTCCGCCTGATGTCGCGTATAATGCCGCGATACCGCCTGAGTTTTTCGATTTCATCATTGTGGACGAATGCCATCGCTCCATCTACGACCTCTGGAGCCAGGTTCTTCTATATTTCGACGCCTTTCTCATAGGACTTACAGCCACTCCTTACAAACGCACCATTGGTTTCTTCAAGCAGAATTTGGTGATGGAGTACGGTCACGCTGAGGCCGTTGCGGATGGCGTTAATGTGGACTTTGACGTGTATTTGATTAGGACGAAAATTACTGAGGGGGGATCGAACCTTCCATCTGGCATTTACGTTGAAAAACGGCATAAGTTAACACGCGCCGAGAGGCTGGAGCAGCTTGAGGACGATCTTACGTATACAGCCAACCAGCTTGATCGCGAAGTGGTGTCCGAGAGTCAGATCCGAACTGTCATCCAGCAATTCAGAGATAAAGTGCTCCCAGAGGCATTCCCAGACCGCAAGGAAGTCCCAAAGACACTTATCTTTGCAAAAGATGACTCCCACGCGGATGATATTGTCAGAATTGTGCGCGAAGAGTTTGGTCAGGGCAATGACTTCTGCCAAAAGATCACCTATCGAACAGGCTTTACCCGAGTCAACAAAAAGGTTATCAATCCAGACGGGACGGAATCGGAGATCACCGAGTGGGTGAAGACCTCTTCACTTACTCCGGATGAGATCCTGGCAAACTTCCGCACCAGCTACTTCCCCAGGATTGCCGTCACGGTAGATATGATTTCGACGGGGACAGATGTCAAAGCCATTGAATGCGTGATGTTCCTGCGCAACGTGAAATCTGCCGGGCTATTTGAGCAGATGAAAGGGCGCGGCGTTCGTGTGATTCACACTGATAAACTGCGTGAAGTTACACCCAGCGCAGCGGCGAAGGAACGTTTCATCGTCGTAGATGCCGTTGGCGTATGCGAGCAGGACAAAACCGAATCCCAGACACTGAACCGGCAACCTACCGTTCCGCTCGAGAAGCTGCTTGAGTACGTGGCACAAGGCGGCACTGACTCCGATGCGTTAACTACACTGGCTGGACGCCTGGCGCGGCTTCAACGTGATTTCTCACCTGAGCAACTGGCCGAGCTGAAAGAGCTCGCGGAAGGCAAATCACTCTCGGACTTGGCTCACAATCTATTAAATGCCTGCGACCCGGATAAGCAGCTTGAAGCGGCCAAGGAAGAATTCTCCACGCTTCAACCAACCGAGGTGCAGGTTGCCGAAGCGACAGAACGACTCACGGACATAGCGGTAAGGCCTTTTTTCAAACCTGCGCTGCGGCGGCGCATCCTGGAAATAAAGACTCAGAATGAACAGACGATGGACCGGCATAGTATTGATGAAGTGCTTTATGCCGGATTTGATGCGGCCGCTGTTGAGAAAGCGCAGGCAAAGGTGCAGGACTTTCGGGCTTGGATGGAGCAACATCGCGAGGAGCTCACTGCACTCCAGGTTATTTATAGCGGTACCAAGCCTCTGAATATCTCTTTGAAAGACCTTCGTCAACTGCGGGAGGCCTTGCTTGGTCCACCTCTGGCAGTATCGCCTAAGCAGCTATGGCGTGCCTTCCAAGCCGTCGATGGCGGGAATGTAGCAGTAGCGGTTACCGATAATTCAGCAGTAAAGGTGCGTGGCGGCGAACACTTGGCAGACCTGGTAACACTTGTCCGCCATGCCCTGACACCAGACGAGAATCTTGTTCCCTATGCAGATAATGTACGTCAGCGGTACGCCGCATGGCGACAGGATATGGGACAGCAAGGCCGGCACTTCACTCCAGAGCAGAGTGAGTGGCTGGATCGCATGGCTGAACACATTGCCACCAGCCTATTTATCGAAGCTGGGGATTTTGAAGATGGATGGTTCGGGCAGCAAGGGAGTCTGGGTAAGGCATCGGCACTCTTCGGCTTAGAATTGCCAAAGCTAATTGAAGAAATGAATAAAAGGTTGGCCGCATGAGAGAGAAATTAAATTTTGAACATTATCCACTCCCAAGTGAAGCAGTAGCAGATGGTTGGGATTTAGTATGCTTGAGGGACATTGCAAAGCTAATTGCTTCAGGATTTGCCAGTGGACAGCATAATGATCAAGGTATAGGTGTTCCACATATACGGCCAATGAATATCAATCGTGATGGCAATCTTGATCTTACAACACTCAAATACGTTGAAGGTAATGTCCCACGCGAACTCTCTGAAGGCGACGTTTTGTTTAATAACACCAACAGCCCTGACCTTATAGGAAAATCGACTTCAATTCAAACAAATGTAAGACTTGGATATTCTAACCATATGACGCGTCTTCGGCTCGAAGATGGATTACATCCCCAATTCTTTGCCCGACAATTACATTTTTTATGGATGTGTGGATATTTTCGTCATCGCTGTACAAATCACGTGAACCAAGCAAGCATCTCGACCGATCCACTTGCAGACACGGTGCCTATTCACATCCCGCCAAGTGCTGAGCAGACAAGGATCATTGAAACACTGGATGAACTTACAACTGATCTCGATGCTGGTGTAGCGGCTTTACAAAGGGTGCAAGCCAGACTTAAAATTTACCGGGCGGCAGTCTTAAAAGCAGCGGTAGATGGGAGTCTGACTGAAGACTGGCGACAGCAGCATCCCCACGTGGAGCCTGCCTCTGAACTGCTGAAAAGAATCCTGGTTGAACGCCGCAAGCGATGGGAAGAAGAGCAACTTCAAAAATTTACCAGGACAGGGAAAAATCCACCGAAGAATTGGCAGTCAAGATACAAGGAGCCAAAAGATCCTGACTTCTCGTGTATATGGGATACTCCCGAATCTTGGACGTGGGTAGGAGTCGAGGCGCTTGCAGTTGGTACATCCAATGCAATAAAGGCGGGACCCTTCGGCAGCTCACTCAAGAAGGAGCATTATGTAGCTGATGGTTATAAGATATATGGGCAGGAGCAAGTAATTCGCAACGACCCACATTTCGGCGATTACTACATAAGCTCAGAGCATTATCAGAGACTTGCAAGTTGCTCTGTTAAAGCGGGTGATCTTCTTATCAGTCTTGTTGGTACGACTGGAAAAGTACTCATCCTTCCTACCAATCTTGAGCCCGGAATCATCAACCCACGATTGATCAAAATCAGTGTAAATCCTGAGTTTGTCTATGGAAAATATCTAAAGCTATTTATTGAGAGTCCACAAGCGCGAGCATTTATTAAAGAAAAGGCTCATGGCGAGACAATGGATGTGCTAAACATGACCATTTTGAAGCAATTTCCATTGCCCTTGCCACCTTTTGAAGAGCAATTAGCAATAATCGAGACAGTTGAAGATCAACTATCGATTATCGACCATATAGCCGCCGATGTCAATCAGAAACTAAAAGAAACATTCACCTTACGCCAAGCCATCCTCCAAAAAGCCTTTACAGGCCAACTTGTGTCCCAAGATCCGGACGACGAACCGGCTTCAGAGCTACTGAAACGTATCGCGACCGAGCGCGAAGCGTGCTTACGCGCTAAAGGCAACCATAAGACTGAAAGAATCACTAAAAGGCGAACTCGAAGAAAGAGTTAGCAGGACCACTCCTTCATGGAAACTTCACAGATTGGCAACAGGGCATGGAGCTTCGCCCAGGTCCTTCGTGACGATGGGTTAAGCTACGCCCAATATATCGAACAACTCACGATGCTGCTCTTCCTGAAAATGGCAGATCAGCTTACGGAGTCTCCTTATAACCGTCCAGCGATCATCCCTTCCGAACTGGATTGGAAATCTCTTCGCAAGCTGGATGGTGTAGACCTGGAGAATCATTATCGGCACATCCTGGAAGAGCTGGGGAAGAAGGATGGGATGCTGGGCGTAATTTATCGCCGTGCACGTTGTGAGATCAGCAATCCGGCGATGTTGAAGCAGCTCATCGTGAATTTGATTGATAAAGAGAATTGGCTCAGCTTATCAGTGGATGTCAAGGGGACCATTTACGAGGAGTTGCTGGCGCGTTCTGCAGCGGAATCTACCAAGGGAGCCGGACAGTACTTCACGACCCGAGCCGTGATACAAGCCATTATTGATGTAATGAGACCCCAACCTTCGGATCGCATATGCGATCCGGCCGCAGGTACCGGCGGATTCCTAACCAGAGCATATCAATTTGTGCTTGATAATTATGAACGTGATCTTGACAGGGATGAAAAGAAAGCTGTCAAGGAAGACCTTGTTGAAGCGATGGAGCTGACACCTTTGGCAGGCCGCTTGTGCGCCATGAACCTATACCTTCATGGGATTGGTGGCGATAAGGTGGTGGTACAAGCTGGGCATGACAGTCTGGCGGCTACCTGGAGTAAAGAATATTCAATGGTGTTAACCAATCCCCCATTTGGGAAAAAGAGTAGCCTGACGTTTGTGAACGAAGAAGGCGATGCTAAACAGGAAGACCGGGTTATTGTGCGCGAAGACTTCTGGACCAGTACCAGCAACAAGCAGATGAACTTCGTGCAGCATATCTATACCTTACTCAAAATCGGCGGCAGAGCCGCAGTCGTTGTGCCGGACAATGTACTCTTCGAGGGTGGTGCAGGTGAGACCATACGCCGCAATCTGCTTCAGAAGTGTAACGTTCACACTTTACTCCGCCTCCCGACAGGAATCTGGTACAAACCAGGTGTCAAGGCCAATGTGCTTTTCTTCGAGAAGCGCGAAGGCCGGCCAGAGCCTTGGACAACCAAGCTCTGGGTTTATGATCTGCGCACAAACAAGCATTTTACGTTGAAGCAGGACCCGATCAAGCGGGAAGACTTCGATGAGTTCGTGGCCTGCTACAGCGCAGGCAACATCTATGAGCGAAAGGAAACCTGGAGCGAGGAAAATCCAGACGGCCGCTGGCGCTGCTACGACTACGAAGAGATCCTGAAGCGCGACAAGCTCAGTCTCGATCTATTCTGGATCAAGGACCAGAGCCTGACCGACACCGATTCCCTTCCACACCCGAGCATCCTGGCCCAGGAGATCGCGGATGATCTGGAAACGGCGCTGGAGCAGTTTACGAAGATAGCGGCGAGATTAAATATTACACACGCTCTTCCCGAGCAAGGCAGAGAACAATGAAAAGCTCTACAGGTACGTCCGCTGGGATATCCGTTGCAATTATTGGTGGAGGTTTAGCAGGTATTCTCTGCGCGATTAGGCTCGCACGATCAAAAGTTCATTGCCTACTTATTGATCACTCGCTGCCAAATGCGGAGGGAATGCTGGGGGGATTCGCCAGATTCTCCGGATCAAAATTTTCAGTTCCACCTGCGGGGTTAGGTTTAACAAAATTATCTGGATCAATCGATAAATTAAGGGAAATATCAGATGAAATTCTCGGTATAATGGGCATTACAGGCCAGGCACTTCCACTGGTTACTCGAATGGAAGCTGTTCCTATCTCGGGCTCTTTGGTTCATCGCCCGTACGACTGTATTGTTCTTTCTGAGCAAGAGATGTGCGATCTGCTTAATCGTATAACAACCTTCTCGGTATCAGTAGCGATCAGCCGATCTTTATGTACCAAAATATCACAAGACGGGCGTCTCTGGAATTTAGTGCTACGTGAGAGCGATGGCACTTTAAAGCAGATTCAGGTAGAAACTGTTTTCTTTGCGGGTGGAAGAAACGGCGCTAAAGTGCTGTTGGACACTGGATTAGCTCCGATGAATGGGAAGGGCATTGATCTTGGGATACGGATTGAATTTCCCGACTGGAAGTCCATCGAGCCACTAAAGACCTTAGGACAGGATGCAAAGATACTCTTTGAAAATTGTCGTACTTTTTGTGTAAATTGTCCAGGCGAAATATATTGGCATGCGTATGAGGATATTGAGATAGCGGGTGGTATATCAACAGCCGATTCTAAGAGCCTATCTGCGAATTTTGGATTGCTATACCGACTCTATAGCAAGGAAGGGCAATTAGACAAAATAAGACAATCCATCCGAGACGCACAAACTTCGGGTGTTTACAGACGGACTTATAATATTATTGGCAAGGACTTGGGCAAAGCATATCCAGCGATAGAACGGTTGTACGGTGGAAATGTAGCAGAGATGCTCAGCAAATTCAAAATTGAGCTTGCAGAGAGTGGTCTTATCAGATGCGAAGCTCTACACTTAGCCCATTTGCCTCTCTTAGACTGGCATTGGCCTGTCTTTGGGGCAGGTAGCAGCTTTCAAACTTCACTCCCGAATCTTTTCGTAATGGGGGATGCTGCTGGCTATGCGAGAGGTCTATTACAGGCAGCAGTGTCCGGCTGGTTAGCAGCGGAGGAGTATCTCAGATGAATATACAAAAATATAGAGTTTGGGACCCATTATACGGACTGATGGATTTCTCTCCGTTAGAGGCACAGTTCATCTTTTCGCCTGAAGTCCAACGGTTAAGGCATGTTCGTCTTTGTAACATTGATTCACTACTTCTGCCAGGAGCCGCCAATGTATCTCGTTTCGAGCATGCGTTGGGAGTACTTCGTTTAGCAAATGAGTGGTTATCTGTACACCATATCCATTCTGATAAAGCGAATGACCTGCGTATTGCTGCCATAGTCCATGATATCCAATCTGGTCCCTTCGGTCATTCAATACAGTATATTCTCGAAGATAATAAGCTTGGCGCAGATTTTGGTCATGAGGACCTGGCAGAGGCTCAGGCACATAGTTATCATCAAGATATACCAGCCAATGAATCATATGTAGGGGTAAAATTTCGAGTCAGAGCGATGTGTGGTGAGCGCTGGCCTATAATATCAGATATGATCAAAGGCGAAAGTCAATTAGGGTCATTGATTTCAGGCACTTTAGATTTAGACAATCTGGATAATGTTATCAGGCTGGCTTTTCATACTGGCCTTTGTAGTAGAATTGAGGCAGAGCAAGCCATTGAGCTAGCAAAAGTAATTGCGCCAACGCCCCAGGGAATTGCTATTCCATCTCAGAAGGTATACCTTATCGAGCAATGGCAGAAGGTACGAAAAAATCTTTATGAATTCTTACTCTATGATTGGGCTGAATTCTCAGCGAAGGCGATGCTTACCAGAGCTTTTGAAGATGCAGTAGGCCAAAAATTCGTTGGGACTGATAACTGGCGGATGACTGATGATGAATTAATCCAATACTTCTTAGATAAAGCGATAGGCGAAACACAAAGTGTTAAAGAAATGGTGCGACGCCTGCGCTTAGGAGAATTATATACACCGATCCTGATCGGTTCATCCGCAGCGGTTGAAAATTACAAGGTGCTGAACCAAATCAAGACTAAGCGAAATATTGAGAAAGAAATTCTAAGATCCGTCTACAAGGGACGTGGGGGTACACAAGTACTTATTCACTTCATCCTCGATATCAATAAGATCGAACGTGCTGTGGAAGTCACGCTAAAGGACACGTTAAAACAAATAGAAGTCGGGCAGAATTCAAGGTCTCTTTTAATAGGTGTATTTACATCAGCGGCACCTACACCAAGGGAACGTGAAATGCTACAGGTAAAAGCTTTGCAAGTGCTTGCGAATAGTGGATGTCCAGAGATTCGTTTTATACCAGATCCTCTGGCAAAACCGAAAACCCCTGATAATCAAATGAAACTTTTCAATGGACCCGAAACTACTTAGACAATTGCAGGCCGTTGATTGGGATTTCCCGCGCTGGAACAAGGAGACAACATCAGCGATTCACTGGTATCCTGGGACATTCCCATCGCAGCTACCGGCAGCATTGATTGAGGCTCTCTCCCAGCCAAATACCCTTGTCTTTGATCCATACGCGGGGATAGGGACTACCGGGCTGGAAGCCCTTCGTCTCGGAAGGAATTCTTGGTGCGTAGATCAAAATCCTGTAGGTGTTCTGGCTTCTTACGTAATGTCTGGATTGGTTCTATACAAAGCAATCTCATTACCCCATATGAGTCAAGATCCTCTTACAATCCTTGAAGAAGCAATTTTTGGAACCAAAAATAAAGTTGGCTTGCTGTCCTATGGCAAGAACGATGATGCAGAAATCTTCTCCAAAATATTGTCCCCGCAGCCCGATGAAATGTTATCTACAATGATGTCAAGAATGCCGACTAATTGGGAAATGCTTTGCAAATGGTATGAAAAAGATACTCTTCAACAAATAAGAACTACCGCTGAAGATCTTCAGATGTTAGTGTTGCCAGCTTTCGTGAAACTCATTGGAATGCTTATGATCTCATCGGCACTTCGACCATCGTGCTCCCAAACAATTAGTTGGGGGCATGTAGCTGATAAAGTTCTACCCAAAACCTATGAAAAGAAGGACTTTATCGGTGTTTGTAAAAAGTGGATCTATAGAATCCGAGCAATTCTTGCAAGGGCAACAGTGGTACCACGTGATATTAATACTTCCAGCGTATGCGCCTCGGTGTCCATGCATGATTGGCAATCATCCGATAGGCTTATAAGACCTTCTCGAGGAAAGAGTGAACTGTTAATTACATCTCCGCCTTATGGTGGTGCGATTGATTATGTCAGAGCACAAAGACTCTCTTTATACTATTTAGGATTCAGCGAAGATGATATAACGCAGCTTGGGGAACACGAGATTGGTTCCAGACGAAAGCGGTTTAGTCCACAATCTTTGACTATGTGGGCATCTGAATTGTCCAACTGCATTCTGGATCAGCTCAAATTCCTCACGAATGATGGCTATCTTGTAATAATTTTGCCTCACAAGGATCATGGTCGAGAAGAAGGTGCGCAAAAGTTAAACAAAGTACTTAATGATATAAATTGGCAATGTGTATTCAAAGCGGATCGATCAATCCATCAGCTTAGGACAAGGCAAAAACAGACATGGACTAGAATTAAGCGGGAAACAATTGAAATATTTGAATATGGAGGATAATGCAATGAGAACGATACTTGTACTCGTGGGGGTTAGAGGCTCAGGAAAATCCACTCTTATACGACGCCTCCCATCCATACATGGAGTAGTCTATCTTCAGCCTTCGACAACTCGCATTAAGAGGCCTGATGACGATGATCAATACGACCATGTTGAGAAGGGTAATTGGAACTCATCAGATTACGCTTGGGCGATTCAATTAAAAGATGAAAACTATGGAATACGAACATCAGAAATAAAAGCTCTCGAACATAGCAGGCTTGGCGTAACTGTTTTTCATCCAGGACATATAGAAGTATTGAAAGAATTTGATAAATCGACTGATATTGAGATCATCACAGTCGGCTTAGATACAGTTCTGACATACAAAATATTGCGCCAAAGGATCGGTGATAACGGTGATCGTGATGAAGGCGAGAGCACATTTGAAGATCAGCTTAAAGTTGTCAACGAATGTGATATTATTTTAAAAGGGGATAAGGAACAAATATACAAGGCATTCAATTCTGTAGTAGAATTACTGTCTTCCCGTGGTGTACTTGTGAAAGATTCGATCACCAATCTAATAAACGCCGGAACCCTTCTTGAGAACACTGTCAATGAGAATATTAAACCTGCAAGCTATGATCTTCGTGTCGGAAGTACTGCATGGTGTAAAGGGGAAACAATAAAAATTGATGCTGATGGAAAAATCGCGATTCCACCTTACTCTTATATTATTATTAAAGCAGAAGAACAGGCACATTTACCTAACTTCATCATAGCCCATTATGATATTAGGGTTTCATTATTCGTAAAAGGAGTGATTCTATCAAATGGACCCCAAGTTGATCCGGGCTTTCATGGCAGTTTATTATGTATGCTATTCAACGGGAGTGATACAAAAATTGGTTTGAGGCGAGGAGAACATTTTGCGACTATAGAATTTTTTATAACCACAAAAAAGACTCTAGGATACAGAGAACATCATCAGGGTAAGAAAAGTCTTGAAGATTACATGGAGAGTACAATTGCGTTTGGTCCTGGTGGCACAATTAGCGATAAGTTCGATGATTTGAAGAAAACCTGGGAAACTTACAGAAATTCAATAATCATTATTGGTATTACTCTTATTATTGCATTAGTTTCAGCGCCTGCTTTTCTCGTATGGTGGGGATATGATATGGCTAAACAAAATGAAATAATGAGAGCTCAAATTATGAGGGATTCAAAGGAAGTACATGATCTAATAATTGAAGAACGCGCATTAAGGGATTCTCTACATTCTGCAATTAGTGATTCTACCACTTCCAATGATGTAAATAAACAGAATTAAAAAGCCCCCGGCAACTTTCGAGGCCGGGACCCACAATTATTAAGCCCCGGCGAGGTCTACCACAACCTGCCGGGGCTTTTGCGCGTCTGAACGGCCCCGCACGGGCCGCCAGCGCGTTTTTCCTTTTGGTGTACTACGCCAAAATCCTGATGGTTTCCCGGAGATGTTTGATGTATCCGGGATTCAGCTCGAGCTTGCCCTGGGTGGCCACGCTGTGCAGAAATTCCGCCAGGAAATTCATCTCGGTAACGGTCAACCCGTCTTGCCCGCCTTTTACCTGGTTGTAAACGCTGGCACCCACCATCAGGCGAGGTTTTGGGGCCGGCAGGAGATAGTTGATGTTCTGGATGGCTGCATAGATCCCTCTGCCTGGGCCTTGTGTCGCGGTAATCAAGAGGTACTTGTACTGCACGACTCCTGATTCGACAGTGGTGACGAAAGGTGATCCCAGGCCAGCTTCACGCCTGGACCAGGATTTCTTGTCCATCACGTAGAGCCAGTTCTGGTAAAACTTGACTCCATACCCCATGTACTCCATCAGTCCGTTGGTAGGCTGTCCGTCCTCATCGAACGCCACTTGCATCCATTTCATTTGTTCCATGATCATGTGTTACCGGTGTTGCTACTCAGTCTCCAGAATTTCGCAGGTGATCCTCGCGCGCCAACAACTCCTCTAATTCAGCTTCGGTGAGGAAGCGAAGGTCAATTTCGACTCTGGGCGGGTCGCCATACCGCTTTTCGGTCGCTCCGCTGAACACCAGGGCGTCATCCCGCCAGATGATCTTGTTCAAGGCATCCTTCACGCACTTCAGCAGATTGTCCCGGTCCGGCTTGGTTGTGGGAACCGTGCTGCGCCGCTTCTTCTGCGACAAGCCCTTGGGCCAGGGCAGGTAGAACCAGACGTCTGCGATCACCGGGCCATCCCACAACGGCCGTCCTCCGCGCTGGGCGATGGCCTGCGCTCGGATGCTGTCTTCCCATTCCACGGTGCTTGCCGGCGTGTACGTCCGGTGCATGATCCGGTCGGTGCCTGGGTAGGTTTTGTAGCGGCGATCCTTGCCCCGGATCGGCACTGTCCGTGCTCGTGCTTTCCCCTTAGCTTGGCCATAAATGACCAGCCTGATTGCTTCCATGATCCCATCCCCCATTCAAGCAGTTCCAAGTACAAATTGGGATCAAAGGTACAATGCACATATGTTCAATTTAATAATACGAAACCTGGAAAGAAAGAGATAATCCAAGAAAAATTTATTCAGGTGCTTAGACGGGAGTTCTGCGGGGGGATTTCTCAAAGGACCCAATCCGGTAGGGGGCGACCTTGCTTCTTTAATGACAGCAATACGCGTCGGTGTTGCCGGGTTATTTTCAGCAGGTTGGAGGTGTTTATGCCCCGGTGATGGGCGATTTGGCCGGGAGTCATTCCTTTCAGGATCAGGGGTAAGATCATCTGCAGGAAGCGCTTTTCAGGCATGATGGAGCTCATGGTGTATCCACATCAGGGGAGGTAGAGCTCACGGATTTGAAGATGCTTGGGAAAGCGACCGATCTCGCGGACGCATTCGCCCTTCAAGTCCAGTTGCTTGACCCAGACGGCAATGTCATTTTCCCGGCACTGATCCACCAAGTTTTCCACCCATTCAATTTTACAAGGGCGACGATGGGGACCGGACTCACAGCCGATGACCACGCGATCAATAAATTCCCTGTGAAACCCAAGCCAATTGTCCAGCGTGATCGGGCCAAGCATGGGTTCCAGGGACAACCAGAGAAAGGGGAAATTATCCGTTTCAAAGGCCCAGGCGAAATAATCATTCAGGTTTTGCTCGAGCTCTGCCTGGTTACATCCGGATATCCCAAGCTCGAGATTATGCGGCAGTTCAAAGGGTAGAAAGCGAGACAGGTTCTCTGGGCGTTTCGTACAGAAAATAAAGGTGTGTTGCTGGGCTTTATAGATGGTATCCATGATGCGGTCAATGGCTTCCAGGGAGACCCAAGGATTCAGAATATCAGCGGTATTGCAGACGAAGATGCGGCGCGGGCGTTTCCATTCCAGCGGCTTCGCCAGGATTTCCGGGCGGAACTCGAGCTTGCTGTGGTCGTGGTCATGGAAACGGCCGGCCAGGTTTTCTGCCCAGCAGTTCTGACAGCCGGGGGAGGCTTTGGGGCCGGGACAGCCGACGATAGGGTTCCAGGTTTCATCCCAGTATTGTCCGGAGGATTTCTTCATTTCAGATCTCGATTTTACAGCAGTTGGGGAGGATGATTCGGAGCAGGGCCTGGAGACCTTCCACGGCGCACTCCGGATCGGAAGTCCGGAACTGTTCCGGTGAATAGCGCGAGGTGATGATGGTCAGCCGGTGCGGTTGGGCCAGACGCCGTTCGAGCAGGGTGCTTAGCACGATCCAGGCGGTGGGATTGAACGCCGACCCGATATTTTCAAGCACGAGCACGGGCAATGTCATCTTGGGTTCCAATGTGCGCCAGGCGTAGCTATCCCACCAGGAAGGTGCGTGAATCCAGTTGATGGCTTTCACTTCCTCGCCATCATGGACGTTGTTGCTCTCCAACCAGCGGCGGGTAATGGCGGCGGCGAATCTCAAGCGGTCTCGGTCGGTGCTCATCATTCCGAAGAGATAAAACACCGGCGCTGGCTTCTTCAGTTCGGATTTGGCGGCCTTGGATTCCTTCACACCCCAGGGCTTGCAGAGAAGTGGCCCGGCATGAAGTCCGAAAGCAGCCTGGATCATGTTGTGGACTTCGACCTGACGGGCGCGGCGGCGTTCGATTTCCCGCGCCGCTTCTTCCGCTCGGCGTTCGCACTCCGGGCACTTCTCCAGCTTACCGTAATACTCTGCGCCGCAGGTTTGGCAGGTCTTGTCCGGGACGCTGGCGAGGTTCTGTTCCCAGCGAGCCGTGAAGCCCTGGAGCAGTTCGCCTACTGATTGCATCTGGCCGGCGCGCGGTTCGATCTCGGCTGGCTGATCACTCGAATCTGATTTTTGGTTTTCCTGCATTGCGACGCTGCTCTGCGTTGAGTTTCTTGAAAGTCACTTCGGCTAATCGCTTCACGTACTGGTAAACTTTCTCCGGGTCGCGAGAATAAGGCGCGGTGAAGTGACCGGCTGTGATTTCCGCATCCACAGCTCGAAGCACGTCATGCGCTACGGTTGCGGTCAGATCCAGATCCTTCTCCAAACGGTTGACCTCCCCACGTGTGAACCTGGGAAAATTGGAAAAAGGAGGATCAAGCACGTCTTTGACAGGGTCTTCTCTCTTTTCTTCTCTCTTCTCAGTCTTCTCTTCTCTGATCTGCGCGCGCGCGTGAGGGGGTTCGGGTAACCCCTTGTTATTTTGATCCATGTGGTCAGCGGTAGAACCCTTATAGGGGTTCTTTAACGGGTCAATAAAGGGCCTATGGATCAGCTTCAGGTCATCTGTAGCGTACTTGCAAGCCACCAATGAACGGATTATAGCCTGTCCATAGGCGGTCTTCAGGCTGGCTTTGGGGCTGTTATAACCCACCTGCTCGGCCAGCCAGCCGGGATCGCAACTGCCGAGATCCCCATCAGGCAAATCGCGGGCGGCCAGCGCCCACACCCCAACGAGAATCCCGGCAGAGGTGACCGCATCCTTCCCCAGGGCGTGACAGAAACTGCGAAATTGGCTGGTCATATTGTAGTTGACCGGAACCTTGAACCACTCGAAAGATTTTGCGCCCACGGATGCATCAGGGTTAGTAGTTGGTTACTGCTTGCAGGAATTTCTCCTGCGCTTCGGGCACGTCCACCAGTTTAGCCAAGTCGCCGCGAGTCAAGTCCTGCGGATTCTTGCCGGTGACATCGAGCACGTAGTGATCCGAGATCGCCTGCCACTCCGGGCCGGGGATGGCCGTGCCTTTCAACCATTCCCAGAACTTGCCGTACATGAACTTGAATTGGTTATCGCTGATCGGTAAGCTGTCTTTGGAGGGATCGCGGGTGTATTGCTTCCGGCCGGTGGGATGGGAAGCGGATTTCCCGTTGTCTCGCGGGGGGAGGGTGCTGGCTTTGCGTTGGGCGGTAGCTACCTCATCGGCGCTGGCGATTTCCGACCCGGCGAACTTGAAGAAAGCCAGGGCACGACCTACCGCCGAAGTCTCGGCGTTTTCGACCATGCTGGTCTCGTTGATCTGGCTGGACTGCCGCCATTCTTCGGCGTGGCCGGTGGAGATCAGCCTGCCGGCGTCGTCTATGATGCGCGCGCGGACGATGGTCCGGTCATCGTCCAGGCGCACGATTTCGGTCTCGATGGACCACATCGGGTATTCGGCGCGGAACTCGGACATGCGCAATGCTACCGTCTTGTAGTCCCTGCCGTGGATGCGAACCGTTCCGTCTGGCATTTTGGCCTCCTTCACTTTCCCACCGAGCTCTCGTAATCCCAATCGCCGCGAGTCCAATACCAATCTTCGCGGCGGAGGTCCTCTTCTTCGTCCCCGAAAGCTTCGTCAATGTCTTCATCAGTCACTCCAGGGGGATAATTACTTGGCATTACACACCTCCTTTCATCAGTTCCCATCCGCACTGAAAACAGAATTCTTCGCCCGGCTTTAAGGGGTTCCCACAGAATTCGCCGGTCACACCCGGGCAAAGTTCGCCGGCATCGTCCAGGATGGCGGTATCCCTCGGCGGGGGCGGAATCAGAACGGGATCAGGGCGCTGGATATGGTTCATGGGGCACCTCCTATCTGGCCATCACTCGCCGGGTTTTCATTACCGCTGCGGCAACCCGGTCCTTAAATGTCTGCTCGGCTTTATCTGAATCGGTCGAAGGGTTGATCAGGTTATTTCGCCAAAATTCCTGGAGTCCTTCGATGGTGTAGTATTCGATCACGCCATATCTGGCATAGGGCACGTGCGGCCTGACGTAGCGCTTGAAAGTGGCGATATTCATGTCGAACAGCCAGGCGGCGCGTCCAATCTTGATTTGCCAGGGGATTTGATCCAGTTCACCCTTCGACAGCTTCCGCTGCGTGCTCATGGCCGGTCTCCGTTGGGGTTGCTTGGCGCTGTGCGGAGGCGCGATCAGGCATAATTTCGATGACGATGCGGTCCTGGATGTGGTAGAACAGGACGAACGGCTTTTTCCCCACAATGTCAAACACTTCCTGGGGGAGCGTCAGGACTTTTGAGCCTGATCCTGACCCGTAGATCGAAACCTTTCGGGCTACGATGAGCCGGGCACATTCGCGAGCTTCCTCGCTAAATGTGGTAGATTGAAAGATTTCTCTTAAATCCCTTGACATATCCTGATTCCATCCGTATATTATTGGGTAATTTGGATAATTGAGCTTTTCTTTCCAATAATATAAGGATAATTTCCAATCAAGTCAAGCCTTATTTCCAAAATATTTCGGTTCATATCCCATATTCTATAGTGATTTCTGATAGCCGGAGAAAGGGAGATGGTTGAATCACCGCAAACACGCGAGAACGTTTTTGGAGATAATCTCGCGCTCCTGATGCGATTCTTCAAGGTCAGGCAGAGGCAATTAGCACAGTTGATCCAGGTGGGTCAGGACACCATAAGCTGGTGGAAAACAGGGAAGTCAGTCCCGCACCGCGACCGCCGCCATGATGTCGTAGAAATTTTCCTTCAACGTGCTCCACGGCTGAATATCAATGCAGATTCTATTGTGCTGGTGCGGCTGACGGAGGAGGATATCAAGCGTGCTTTGGTGGAACCATCAAGCACACTTGCGGCAGCAGCATCATCCGGCCTGGACGAGTTAGCTGCTGATAGGACAATGGTGGAGTTGTTGGGGATTTCTGAGCAGGAATGGCAGATGCTTCGTGGGATAAGCTGGCCGAAATACTATCAGCCCAGCAAGAGGATCTTTATCGAGATTCTCCACGACTACAGGAAAGGAGCCGAGAAATAGGGAAATCAGGGAAAAAGGATGGAAAGGAGGACTCATGGCCTATGTCAAAATCTACGCACACGTCATCTCAAAGAAGAAGCCCACTGGAAAGGTCTATTACTACGTCCATTATAAAATCATGCCGCCGCACGGTGATGGGAAATGGCACGACCAAAGCGCCGATACCACCCGAAAGCTACAGGCGCATAAATACATGGTCACATGGGTTGAACATCTAAAGGAATCATTTTCGGAGGATCGCAAGCCTGAGCCGGTCAACATCCCGGAGCTTTTCGAGCGACGGCTGGCTTATATGCGGGAACGGATGGGGGATAGCGCCGGTGAGTACAAGAAGGGGACCATTGAGCATTACGTGCTTACTTTCAAGCACTTCAATGACTTCCTGGCGAGCAAGGGCTACTCTAAGAATCGCCCTCTGACTTCGAGTCTGCTTGAAGAGTACAAGCTATACCGCCGAAACTTGGGCAACTCGACCAACACCGTGAACATGGCTTTGAGTTCTCTGCTGGCGACCGGCCATTGGGGGTATAAAGAGAAAATCTGCGAGCAGGTGCAGGTCAAGAAGTATGAATACGTGCCTGAATCGGAAGCGCTCAGATCCAACCAGGTCTATCTCTTCTTCAAAGCCATTGATGAAGTTGAACCGAGAGTCCTTCGACAACGAGGAGTCAAGCACACCGAAGAAACAACTCGTGCTTACTGGCGCTTGGCTTTCAGCCTGTACTTCTTCACCGGGGCCAGAAGAGGCGAGATTGCGAATCTTGCCTGGAAAGACATAGACTTCCATCGGGGGATAATTCATATTCAGAGGGAGCGCAGTAAAAACAAGAAACCCCTTGAACTGACTCCTGCGCCTGAAGACCTGGAGCAACTACAGCGAATGAAGCCGGCTGACGCCCAGGATAATGACCGGGTGTTCTTCCATAACCCGAGGCACTTCTGGCGAACGTACCGGTATTACCTGGAGCATGGGGAGGGGTTGGGAATCACGGCAGGGAAGCTTCGGCGTCTGCACACGACGCGGCACACCTTTGCCACCCTGTCCATTGATGCCGGGATTCCTCTGGCGCACCTGTCGAAGCAGTTGGGGCATTCGGGGATTGCCATTACCGCTGACATCTATACCCACCTGGAGCGGGAACAGCGCCGAAATAACCTGGAGCAGTTGAGAGCGTTCATCAACAAAGAGACGGAATCGCTGCGGAAAGAGAAGGAAAAAGAAGTAGCCTCGGAAGTGGCCTCGAAGGGTGAGAAGAAGTAG